GCTAAAATAATCGGTTACTACATAACCGTTAAGTACATAAGATCTGTTATCTTTTTCTTCTATAACCTCGGTGAATCCGAAGTCACTATCTGCTAAACCAATAGCTGTTAATGGGTCTGGTGTTACGGTAACTCTACCAGAGAAGTTATCTCCTGATACACCAGCGTTAATATCGTAAATGTTATTTATAGATTTGCGAATAACATTTTTGGACTGTATAGGTCCATAAAAATTAATTCTCATATCAAATGATAGAGTATATAATATAGTTCTTCTTTGCTCTAGAGCACCTTCGTAATCATCAGCAAAATCAACTCCGTTAAGAGCGATAGGAACATCTTCTTTTATATCAGGATACTCAGCAAAAGGTTTTAAAGTTAGTGTATATTGCGGATTAAAGTATGGTAAGACTTGCTCTACTACCTGCAGAGCATCATCTTGATTTTTTGCATATATGCTTAACTGAAAACCTAAATTGTACGGAACATACGAATAAAACATATTTCTATGCTCTACTGTAGTGCCTGCCTGCTGAAAATTATTTGTCTTTTGTAGTTGCCTTCCTTGATCATATGATATAGAAGTAATCTCAAAAGACATTCTAGGTAGCTTTAAAGCTACTTTTGTATCATTATATAAATCTGCATTTTCTCTAATACGTTCTAAAAATTTACGTCTAGGTGCATATGATAGAGGAACCTTAACTTGCGAAATAACCTGATTAGAAGAATTCTTACGAATGACATAAATGTTGTTAAAGAGAGCACCAAATACTGCTACACTCTTTCTTAACCGTTCATGATAGAAATGATTACCAAGCATAATTAACCCTTGTATATCTTCTGTAGATAGTCTTCAAACTCTTCTACCTTAGTTAAACGGTTTGGCCAGAGAATATAATCTTTCTCTGGATTCTTCTTTAAATTATTCAAAAGCGGTACAATGGCATTGTATAAGCTATTTAGCCTATCTTCTACAGAGGTAGCTGCAACAGTTACTTTTTGAACTGCTTCTAACTCTTCTTCATCTACAGCAGTAAATCCAAAATCAAACATATCAGCCACTAGGATCACCGAATGGATTGGATTCTGTAAAGTCTAAGAAATCATCCCCTATTGTGTCAAAGTCAGTATTCTGTTCATTACTTGATATCTGATTATCTTCTGTAACTAATGTAACGGTAGCTACTGAAGTAAGACTTGTTATCTGCGTGTTCGTAGTAAATGTATGATAAAGTCCATCACTAGCACCAACATGAATAATTCCTAAGATATTATCTGAATCAGACCACTTAGATATCTCTCCCTGCATTGTGACCCCAGTAGAGAAGGTCTGAGTAGCTGTCTCTCCAATAATAAAGCCATTACTAGCACTATCTAATGTGAGTAGATATTCATAAGCATATGCTCTTTCAATAACATCTATTGCATCGATACCTGTATCGAGATCTTCGTCGTTATATTCAAACAATTCAGTTCTAAGTTTATATGTTGGAAGATTGCTTAACTGATAGAATGGCTGTTCATGCTCAACCTGCATAATCTGAAATAGTTTATTAGACAGCGGTAGATAGATTAAATCACCTTCTAAAGGTCTAACACTACTAAGTTCGTTATCATATCTTGCGACTGAATTAGCCCAACGCTTTCTTGATACAATAAATGTAGCTTGATCTCTTATCTCTACTCCAAACTTAGTAAATAAATCTCCCTCACCGTCAAAACCTTCTACATTTTCGATGTACATTTCAATCTTATATGATGAGTTAAACCTTGAAGGGACATCGTCTCCTAAGATTCTATCTTCATTTACTATATCTCTAGGTAGATAATATACATCTTGGCCATAAATTTTTAAAGACTCAATGATAATATATTCATATAAATCTTGCTCAGATCTTACCTTTTGGCTGAAGTAGTGATTAGTTGCCATAATTTACCCCATAAAGAAATCAACAGGCACTTCATGCTCTAATCTGATTCTTTCTCGTAGCTGAGCTATTTCTTGTGTAGCATCTTCAAAAATCTGTCTGCCATTAAGCTGTACACCGCCCGGCAATACCATACCTTCAAACTTGATAAGGTTAGACCCCCATTGTTGTTTGATAAGAGCAGTTGTATACTCCTTTAACCACATATCGTTGTAAATACTATTATGTGAAGATCCGCTTATAATCTGATAGCACTCAGCAACTAAATAATCACCTTCTTTAATATCACCATCAGAGAAGTCACCGTGAATATATAGGCGATTCTGATTACGTACATAATTGACTTGAGGGTTACCTGTTAGCTTCATGTCAAGTAATGACAGATATTGTTGCATTTGATCATAGTAACCTAGATCACCAATAAAACTATGAAGATCAGCAATATCATTGAGATGCATCTGATATTTAATATCAAAGAAGTTTCTACCAGCACTTCCTGATGGAATTCTAAATAATCTTTGAACCTGGATAATATCAGCTGAGATATCGATATATTCGTTAGTTACATCATTAGCTGTTACTTGATGCTTGAAAAAGGTTCTGTATGTAGCTTCTGAATGAAACTCTCTAAAATGCTGTAACGACTCATCTAGACGATCTTCTAATTGATCTGGATCAACGTTAATTTCAATAACTGGTTCCCCTAACCGGCGAAGACAATATTCAATTAGAGTTGCTCTTGATGTAGGGACAGCCATATGATATTCCTAAATTACTTGATACTATTTATAATATTAACAGTATTTATAATAAAAAAAATGGCAGCCGAAGCCGCCATTTAAAATAGTATAGTTGTTATTTACTCTTCTGATTCTTCTTCCGGTTTAAGTGACTCTGTAAGAGCCGCACTAAAGACCCGTTGAGCGGCCTTTAATTGTTCAGTTTGAAACGAAAGATCGTTAAGTTTATTTGAAATATCTCTTAATTGAGAAATAGCATATTTCTGTTCATTGTTAAGACTATCAATTTCATATTCCTTATCGTTTACCACGACTGTAGGAACTTTATTCTCTTCTGTCATTATTATCTCCTGGACATTATATAGTTAATATGGTATATATTATTATTTTATAGCACTCTTGCTTTTAAATTTGCTGATATCTTTGATGTTAAATCCACTGAGTTTGTAGTAGTAAACTCTACATCGTACTCAGTACCATGTATCGCCTGTTTGTACTTTGATGCCGCATCATAATTAATCGTAACACCATCTGATATTGGGCTAGTACCTGAAGTAGCATATGGTGCAATCATAAGATCAAGAGTATCTGCACTATCCTGACTGAAATGATAACCATCAGCTACTGCATCCAACTGAGCTTTATTCATTCTGTTGAATGACTGAGCGCCAAGAGCTTCTTGGAGAGTCGCATGTTCGCTGTTGTTAGTTCCATCAACCCAAGTCTCAGATGTGCTGTAATCTACCGCAGTGGTTGTATATTGATCGATAGTCCAGTCATTAGCCGCGGCAACAAATAGTTTTGATCCGTTATTATTAAAAACAATCTGTCTTGGATTAGTATTTTCTGATAGTGTACTTAATGACAGTGAAGCGTATGAAGCTGTTGATATATCATAGGCGGTTGATAAATTATATTGATATATGCCGTAACCAGTATCGTTATCTACAACAAATAGTTTAGTGCCATCACTGTTAAATGCTATACCAGCAGCACTAGTGCCGCTTTGCAAATTAAATACTGTTCCAGATCCCGCTGTGCTTACATCATATGGAGTAGATAGAGTATGTTCTGTTATTGTAGCATTTGTTCTTGCAAGATATATCTTTGTTCCATTGTTATTAAAAGTAAATCCATATAAGGTTGATGAGCTACTTAATGATTTTGAATCGTAGCTTGCAGTACTTACGTCATATGCACTACTTAGTGAATATTGAAAAACTTTATGGTTAGACGCGCCGCTCATGTATAGCTTAGTACCATCATTATTAAATTGAATACCACTTGGCGCGGCGTCTTGAGAACTAAAACTAAAAGTTTTATTTTCATAAGTTGGGTTGCTTATATCATAAGCACTTGATAAACTATATTGCCATATCGCTGCAGACGCAACATATAACTTTGTACCATCACTGTTAAATGCTATACCTCTGGGGTCTAGTGTTTGAGAAGTAGGTGAAAAATAAACATTTGCATACGATCCGTTAGCTATATCATAACCTACAGTTACTCCGCCATTATTATTATATTGCCAAGTACCACTATTATTCTTAGCTATCTTTCTTACACCATCAGAACCTTTAGCTACACCCCAGCTTGTTCTATTATCTGTCGAGACTGCATAAAAGATGTCACCACCATTTTTAGTCTCGTCAGCAGTCATAGAATTAATATCTTGCCAGCTTGATGAGTTAATTTGTCCGTTAGATGAATTTGTGAGAGCTGGAGAGTATACACTATATGGATATATACTTGAAGAGTTTGGATCGGCAGATAGGTTGTAAGAAACAATTACGGACTGTTCAGGGCTAAGAGCTGAGTTGTTCCAAAACAGTGTAGCCTGCATAATAACTTGACCATCAGGTTTTGTTCCAATTTCTATTGCTGTAGTTCCAACATCTCTACTGGAATTACCTGACGGTGCTGGTGGAGACCAACCCATATTATTTGTAGTGCCGTCATAAACTCCGCTAGTTGTTGAAAAATCCCAGCCCGTACTAAACCTATACTGAAATCCTTCTACTACTGCTGCACTTCCCCACCAGAGTGCAAGTTTTCCATCGTCTGAAAACCAAATGCCCCCGCCTTGGTTCCATGCTGGT